GCGTCCGAGTTCACGCACATCTTCTTGTGCGTCGATGAAGCACGCGCGATTTGTCCGGGGTGCGCGTTTCCAAACGGGGAACCGGACTGGTCGTCACCGACGACCTGAGGAGGCGCGATGTGTGGTCGCACCAGAAAGCACACCCTCTCCGTAACTCAGCGTCGCGCGCTGGAGTTCCCTCTCGGGCCGAAACCATACTGGGGTGGTGAATCTTTCTGTAAGGCCTCGGGGATTCGCTATAGCACCTATTGCTCGCTGCGATTGGCTGGACTATTCAAGATCTACTGCCCGCGTGGGCCGGGGTGGACGTGTATCAAGACAAACTCCCGCGGTCGTCGCGCGTTGGCCGACGGTCACTTCGAGGTGGCGATGTGACTGACGAGGGGCGTGTGCTCTCGTGGGGCACCGAGGAGGACGAGGACGGAGTCGCCGCATTCTCGGCGCAGTGCCCACGGTGTGGGCGGTTCGTGAAGCAACGGGCGTTCCTGTTCTACACTCGTAGGAACGGCATGACGTTGCCCGAGCCGAACGCCGACTGTCGGAAATGCGGACCGGTGATGCTCGACTTCTTGGGGTGGTACTGATTCGGAGTGGGGATGGACGACTTGGACCGCAGGCACCTGGCCGCAATCTACGTGCGCCTGGACCGTATGGCCGACGCGAGCGTGGCGTCGACGTTCAGGGCGCTCATCCTGTTGCTGGACCACCTCGATGACCGGTTGACGAAACTGGAGGCAAGCAATGGTGTATCGCTGCACGATTCCCCTGGCTCCGGTGTCGATGAAGAACCGTCGGCGCATTGTGCTCCATCGCGGCAGGTGGCGCAGCGTCAAGAGCGATCGTGCGCTCGCCTACGTGGAGGTCGCGGTGCCGTGCATGACAGCGGCGATTCCTGCCGGCGTTCCACGGCCGATGTTCCCGAGGGGCGCGCGCCTACTGGTGATGATCCGCGCGACCTACCCAAACAACCGGCCCGACCTTGACGTCGAGATCGTGTATGACTGTCTCGAGAAGGCGGGAGTTATCCACAATGACCGACAGGTTTGGGGAAAGCAATCGCTCAAGGTGCTTGGACCTGCCCAAACCGAGGTGACCGTGACAAATCTCGAAGAATTTCGGTGGGCCGCTAATTCCCTTTGGGGGACAACAAGTTAGCGTAATTCACTGAGCGTTCAATGAATCCTCAATGAAGATTCGCAATAATTTTTGCTGGAAGAGGAAGAGGAAGAGGAAAAAACAAGAGCCTCCGCGCGCGAACGCGCGATACTAATAGCGCTCCGGAAGATGCCTGTGGACAAGTCTTGCGACTGGTGCGGCATTTGCGCCCCAACAACGGGCCCCCAGGATACCGCCACTGGCCGCTACGAAGACCAAACGACCGCTTGGAGAATCCCGGCAACCTCCGCATATTCAACCGGATAGGACGTCCCCATGTCGAAAGTTACCCGCTCACTCCGAAACTCGATGATCTGGGTTTGGCTCGAGACGGAGAGCGTGGTCGCGGTTGCGCGGGAGTGTGGGGTAACGGTCCCGACTGCGACGCATTGGCGGCGCATCGACCAGTGGGATAAACTCTCCGAACGCGCGTCCAAACGGGCGGCCACAAAGGCGGTCGAGCGGGCCGCATCCCGGCGAGCGCTTTGGATTCAAGCGGCTAACCGCGCGATTTCCCTCATGGTTTCCGACCTGGCCGCAAAAACAACACTTGCGTGGGACCCGGAGAGGTTCTTATCTCTCGTGCGAATCGTCGAGGACTTGAGTCGAGATGATCGGGACACGGACGGCCAAATCACATCGCGCGCCGAACTCAGGGCGGTTCTCGTCCGGTTCACAGGCCGTGACCTTGGAGAACTTCTGGACCGAGGCCCTTATCGCCGAGGTGGCAACGGCTCGGCACCCGACCTGGGAACTGGCGACGCGCTGCCATCGGACGAGGACGAACCAAGCGCTGGATTGGTCGTGCCACCGGCCGCTGGTGCAGATCTACCGAACGCCGGCGCAACGTCTGGCGGTGATGAAAGCGGTCCAGGTGGGGTTCAGTGAATTCGCACTCTGCACCGTCATTTCCCACACCATCCGCGGCCGGAACGTTTTCTACGTCCTCCCCACCTGCGTCTCTCGGGATCGGTTCGTCAAGGCGCGCGTCAACTGGCACCTGGCAACGAACGCCGCCTATCGTTCGCTCGCGGAGTGGAACGAGCCCCAGGGCGCCGCGGCGCGCCGGTCGCAGGTTGACGCCGTCGCGCTCAAGGCGCTGGGTCCCGGACTGGTGACGTTCGTTGGCTCGGAATCGCCACAGTCGCTGACCGAATTCCCGGCGGACGTGCTCATCGTCGACGACTACGACTTCTGCGAGCAGGCCAATCTCCCCTTGGCGCGTGACCGCATCGCGCACTCCGAAGTCGCGGGGACGCTCTACGCGGGCAACCCCACCATCGCCACCTTCGGCATTTCCGACGAATACGAAGCGGGCACGGCCAACCGCTGGCTGGCGAAGTGCGTCCGGTGCAATCACTGGCAGGAGATCGACTGGTTTGCCAACATCGTCGAAGAAGAATCAGAGAGCGTGTTTCATCTGCGCGCGACCGGTGCCCTGGTGGACGGCACGATCCATGATGGCCTGGACGAACACGCGCTGTGCGTCTGCGCCAAGTGTGGGCGGCCGCTGAGTCGCTATGCGCCAGGGGCGTGGGTCGCGCAGCACGCCGGCCGCCAGACGGAATCCTTCGCGCTGAATCAACTCATCTGCGGAATCCGCCCACTCGCAGTGATGCTCGCGGATTTCTGGAAGGCGCTGCACAATCCCGGACTGCTGACTGCCTTTCACAACATGTGCCTCGGGCGTCCGCACTCCGCCAAGGGTTCGCGTATCACCGAGGAATTGCTGCGCGAGCGCACCGGGGATCATCCGCGACTCAGTGAGTCGGACTGCTACGGCGTCGGCGGGATCGACGTCGGCGGGATGTTCAACATCGAGATTATCGACGAGCAGAACCGCATCGTCTTCATCGATGCCGTCAGCACGATCGGTGAGTTGGACCGCATTGCTGCCGCCTTTCCCAACGTGGTGTGGGTGATCGACGCGCTCCCCGAATCGCGGCTCGTGCGCGAGTGGGCCGACAATCGACCCGGGCAGGTGTTCCGTTGCCTATTCACGCTGCGTGATAGCGTGCACGCTTGGCTGGTTGATGCCGACGAGGGCGTGGTCAAGGCCGACCGCACGCAAGTCATGGACGCCGCGTATGCCGCGCTGGCAACCGGGACTGATCCCCTGCTCATTCCGCGCGACGCGCTGGCCATTCCCGACTACGTCGACCAGATGTCGGCGCCCGCGCGCATTCTGGACCCGGACAAATCGCCGCCCGTTTACCGATGGGTTGAGGGCAGTCGCCCCGATCACTATGCCCTGGCGCACACCTACGCCGTGCTCGCGCGGGAGATCCGTGCGCGGTACTGTCAACCGATGGTGACCGCCCTATGTCTCGACTCCAAACCCAAGCAGTGATCACTGCCGCCCGGCAGTTGTGGCAGATGGCGCGCACACCGCGCGCCGCGGTGAAGGCATACTATCCCGGCCCGGCTGGAATCACTCCGCTCGGTTCACTCAGCGGCGCAATCAGCATCCCGTATAACTACGAGAAGATCGAGAACGCCTACCGCATCAACCCGTGGGTGTTCGCGTGCGTGCGCCGACTGTCCGAAACGGTCGCGGCATTGCCCCTGCGACTGTACAAACTCGGAGCGAACAACCAACCGGAGATGGTCGACCGGCACCCCATTCTCGATTTGCTTGACCGGCCGGGGCGCTTCTGGTCGGGGTGCGAATTCATCGAGCGCATCGTAGCCAGCATGGCGCTGGATGGGCAGTTTTGGGTGTTCGCCGACAATGGCACCGACGGTCAATCACTGAGTCCCGCGCGGCTGGTGGAACTGCGTCCGGTGCGGTCGCAGTTTGTGCGCGTGATCTCCGACCCGGCCAGCATCATCAAGGGGTACTCCTACGAGGCGGGCGGCCGCAAGATGATGTTCTCGCCGGAGTTTTTCATTCACGGCAAGACCTTCAACCCCTATGACGACTACTATGGTCTGCCGCCGATTCTCGTGGGCGAGAATCCTATCCTGATGCAGTATTACCTGGACACCTGGAACAAAAACTTCTTCCGCAACTCCGCGCGCCCCGATGGCTTTCTCGTGGCGCCCGGTCCCATGCCGCTACACCCCACGGTCAAGAAGGCGAACCTCGATGCGTTCAACGAGGCCTTCGGCGGTTCCCTCAATGCGCATAAGGTCGCGCTTCTCGACGGCGGCATGACGTGGCAGGCGGCCACCGCCGCGGCGAAGGACATGGAGTTTATCAACCTCGCCAAGTTGTCGCGCGAGCAGGTGGCCGCGATTTGGAACATGCCGCCGGTCATGCTCGGGATCTTCGAGTATGCGAACTACGCCAACTCCGAGCAGCAGTTGGTGATCTACTACAACTACACCATCCGGCCGCTGGCCGCATCCGTTGCGGACGCGCTCAATCAGGGGCTGGTCTGGACGTGGTTTGATCCCAGCAAGGAACTCTGGCTGGAATTCGATTTGTCCGATTTGGAGGTGTTGCAAGAGGACGCGCTGCGGCGGGCGAACGAGGACTCGACTCTGGTGCGCGCGGGTATCCTGACGATCAACGACGCGAGAGCGCGCCGGAACCTGCCACCGGTCTCGTATGGAAAAGACGATCCGCGGCCAGGCGCGATGGGCCCTGCGCTTTTGTCCCGCCGCAGCGACGATGTTATCTCCAAGGCGCGTCTGCGTCCGTCGACGCGCGACCAGTGGGCGGCACGCATCCGCGACGTCGAGGCCGAGGAAACGACGATGGCGCGCACGATGCGTCAATTCTTCGGGGCGCAGCGGGACCGCGTACTGGCGGCGATTCGGGACCTGCCCTCGGTCATGGCGCGTGGTGGCGCGGTCCCGCGGCCCGATGAAATGCCGGTGCTCAAGGTTGATCCCGGTGACCTGATGCGCGTGTTCGATTCCGAGGCTGAGGATGATCTCCTGCGCGCGACCACCGGCCCGGTTCTGCATGGCGCCGCAGTGCGCGGTGGCAAGGGCGCGCTGCGATCACTCGAGGCCGCTATCGACTTCAACGTGAAAGACCCCAACGTCGTGTCCTATTTGGAGCGCGTGGCGATACGCGTCATGCGGATCAACACCACCACCAAGGACATGCTGCGCGATGTCCTCGTCTCGGCGGCCGCCGACAATCTGACTGTGGGCGACACCGCGCGGCTCGTGCGCACCATGTTCGAGGACATGACCAAACCGCGATCGTTGACCATCGCACGCACGGAGATGCTCGGCGCCTACAACTCCGGCTCCCTCGCAGGTTTCGGGCAGTCCGGAATGGTGAAGCGGAAGGTGTGGGTCACGACCATCGACGACAACACCCGCGACTCGCACGCGGCGATAGACAATGAGGATCAGGCGCTGGACGATCCGTTCAGCAACGGGCTGATGTTCCCCGGCGACGACGGCCCGGCCGAGGAGGTCATTAACTGCCGGTGCACGATGGTGCCCTATGTCGAAGACTGATCGAATTGTGCTGGCTGTGGTCGCTACGCTGCTTCTGGCGTCGGTCGTGATCGGTACGTGCGGCTGCGGCGATGATCACGGCACCGATCCGAAGGCGCCGCGGCGTGGCGGGACGACCGCGTCGAGGTAATCGGGCTCCGAGTCGAATGAACGATGCCGGTTGAAATCACCGATAAGTACATCCGAGTGCGCGTACGGAACGCGGACGATTTCACCTCGGGTTCGTTACGCACCGTCTGGATCTCCGAACGCGAGGGGATCAATTCCGTTCAGGGGCACCTGAGGGGCGAAGGCACCATGACGGTGCAGGCGTTCCTGTTTGTGAAGGCGAAGTGGGATGCGGACCGCGCGGTGGCGTGGGTGCGCCGTCACGGTTACACGCCGAAAGGATACGATGCGATGGGCGAGCCAGACGAGAGTCTACTGCTGAAGGGCGAGATGATGCCACCCGCACCAGCATCGGCGGAACAATTCGCCGAGCAGGTGAAATTCTGCACGCTCAGTACGATCAAGGTGCTGGACGAAAGCGAGCGGCTCATTGGTGGCGTTGCCTCCACTCCTGACAAAGACGACGTCGGCGACATCGTGGTGCCCACCGGGATCAGCATGAAACGCTACCGCCAATATCCGATGGTCTACTACAACCACGACCGCAGGCGCCCGCCCATCGGCAAGACCGTCGGCTATGAGATCGGGGAGGCCGGACTTTCGCCGAGCATTCAGATTTCGCGCACCGCCGAGGACATCTGGCAATTGATCCTCGAGAAGGTGTTGCGTGCGTATTCGGTCGGCCTCTGGATTCGGAAGTACATCATCGAGAACGAGAACGATCCGGTTGAGTGCACGCGCCGGATCACCAAGTCCGAACTGTTCGACATTTCCGTCTGCGACATTCCGGTGAACCGAGCGGTCCGCCTCGAAGTCGCGAAGTCACTGTTTGCAGTCGTCGCCGGGGTGCCCGGTGGCGCCCCGTCACCAACCGGGGAGAAAGAGGAGCGAATGGAAGTCGACAAAGCACAACTCCTGACGGCGCTCAAGGACCCCGAGGTGGCCAAGGCCGTTGCGGGAACCATCCAGGAGGACGCAGTCAAGGCGGCCGGAGATGCCGCCGCGGCGGCCGTCAAGGCGGTGGCGCCGGTGATCTCCCAGGCGGCGCGCGAGGCGGCCACCGATGGCGTCACCGCGTTGCGGTCGGAGATCACGGTCATGAAAGGGTCGATGGAACAGCAGATGTCGACCATGCGCGATGCCCTCCAGAACGCCGCAGGCAAGGCGGAACTGAAGGCCGCGCAGGAGGCCATCAAGGCGGACCTCGCGCCGATCATCACCGCAGTGCAGCGTCGCGCGCCGGCATCGGTGCTGCCGCTGCCGGACGGCACGCCGGTCGAGCGGTTCATGTACCGCGCGAAGCGGTTCGACAATGCCGAGGCGGTCGTCAAGTCGCTCGCCGAGGAGATGTCGGCAACGGCCGGGCAGGTGCGGATGCTCCTGGCGCGACCGGGCGGAATGGGCGGCGCGGAGGCGGCCGGGCTGCTGAAGGCCCTGCAGGAAACCTCGGACTTCTGCCTGCTCGTCGATGCGGTTGTGTCGGCGCGGGAGAAGCACCAGTACCGCGGCATGAAGTCGCTGCGCATCTACCAGCACTACGTCGCGCTCGCCAAGGAGATGGAGTCCGCGCTGAAGGCGATGGACACCGCCACGACAAGCGAGGGGCTGGAGTGGGTGCCGACGATGATGTCCTCGGACATGCAGGAACGCGTCGATCTCGCTCAGGAAGTGGCGGGGTTGTTCCGCTCATTCCCGATGCCGAGCAAGTCCTACGACTGGCCGTATCGTGGCGGGCGGGCGACGGCCTACCTCGCGGGCGAATCGGTCGGCGACACCTCCCCGGCACTCAAGGCGTCGACTCCCGGCACCGGTAAGATCACCTTCACCGCCGACAAGTTCGCAGTGGCGTGTCTGACGTCGGCGGAGGAGGTTGAGGACTCCATCGTGGCGACGCTCGACTTCCTGCGTGATGAAATCGCCAGTGCCATCGCACGTGCCAAGGACGCCTGCTGCGTCAACGGCGACGACACCGCCACGCACCTCGACACCAACGTCACGACCGCCGACGACACGCTGCGCGCCTGGAAGGGGTTCCGGGCGTACTGCTTCGACGCCACGCGGCCGACGGCGGTGGTGCTGGCGTCGCGCACCGCGAGCGCCGGTGGTGCGGCGCTCACCAGCGCCCTGCTGCGCACCATCCGCAGCAAGATCGGCGCGCGCACCGTGCGCCTCGGGGACTTGCGGTATCTCGTGAGCCTCGCCGACTATGTGTCGCTGCTGAGCGACACCAACATGGTCACGTGGGACAAGTTTGGTCCCCTGGCGACCATTCTCACCGGTGTGATCTCGGCCATTGACGGGGTCGGGGTCACGATCACCGAGCACCTCGCCATCGACCACGCCGCGACCGGGCGATACACCGGCTCGGGCGCGCTGTCCGAGGCGCTGCTCGTGCACCGGCCGTCGTACATGATGGGCGACCGTCGCGCCATCACGGTGAAGTCCCAGGAGTTGATCCGCACCGATCAGGTCGAGATCGTGGCGACCGTGCGGTGCGACTTCAAGGACATCTATCAGGAGTATTCCGCGACGCCGAGCGTCATCTGCTGCTCGATGCTCTACAACATCGCCGGGCACTAAGCCGACGACGCAGCGCGGAAACGATGAAGTCCACAGCCGGGCAGCCGGCATGAACGAGTGAGGGAACGGAGGAGGCAATGGCCGAACTGAAGGAGACGCACCGGATGCGTCTGAAACTGAGCGTCGTGGCGGGTGCCGCTATCAACACGAATATGGCGGTCACCGGAATCGCCGTCGAGGATCAAATCCTCGCGGCCTGGGCGGTGCAGCCGCCCACGGCCACGTCGGGAAACACGTTCGCGACGGATCTCTTCGCGGAGATCAATATCACCTCCGCCGGGAACGTGCAGTGTACGACCACCAACACCACCGGCAATCAGGTGCTGGTGCTGTGGAATGACGTCTCATAGACGGGTCGGGATGGCGCAGCGGTCGGTCATTGGTGGGGAATGACCGGCCGCGGCCACCCGGCAGCAGAAAGGACGAGGGCATGAGGATCTTCTTCACACCAACCGCCGCGTTTGGTATTCAGAGCGTTGCGATCGTGCAGCGCGGGATCACGCGCGCGGCAACCTTCGGGCACGAATCGCAGGAAATCGAGATCGACGACGCTTGGGCTCTTCAGTTGTGCGGCGCCTATCCCGATAACTTCGCGCCATACCCGGTCGGTGATGACGGAGCCGAGAAGGGACCGAAGGGGAAACCGAAGCCGACGGATGCGGAACCGGGAGAGGGCACGACCAAACTCGCGCCGTCGCCGCCCAACCCGACCGCCGGGAAGGTGGGATGAGATGTCCAGTAAGGCACCGATGGAACTGATGATTGACGTCGACGCGGCCAATTTCGACGGGACGACGCCGGGCGCGACATACACGGTGATGGGCGAGGAGGTCGGGTTCGATCTCTATGCCGCCGCGTCGTTTGTTGCACAGGTGACCGTGCACCAAACTCCGGGCGGGACCACGCCCACGCTGGACGTGCGCATCGAGCACTCCGCCGACCGTGCTTCGTGGGCGACTCTGTATGACTGCCCGCAGATCGTCGCTGGGTCCGGATATCCCAAGACCTACGTATTCCCCTTCCCGACTCCGGGTAATGCGTCGACCGACGTGAAGGCGTGGGGGAGATACGTTCGGATCACCTACAAGGTCGGCGGCACCACGCCGGAGTGGGTGGTCACCGGCAAGATCATGGGCAAGGAATAAGGCGCGCGCATGACGACTCCCGAACCCGACTACGCGTTAGTCTCCGCCGTCGATCTCAAGGCGGAGTTGAACATCGCCGAGACCGAGATTGCCTGGGATGCGCGGCTGCGACGGCTGGTGCGGTTCGTCACGTCGGGGATTGAAACCTATTGCGGTCGGCGGTTCCTGGCGCGCACCGAAACGCTCACGCTGAACGGTGATGGCAGCGATTGCATCTTCGTTGATCCGCCTATTCTCGGGACAGTGACCTTGACCATCGACGGTTTGGCGGTGGCGGTCGATGACATGGTGGTCGATTACGAGACGGGGCGCATCAGGCTTCTCGGAGGCTTGGAATTCACGCCGGATCAGTCGAACGTCACGGTGGCGCTGCGGCACGGATACGAGCGTGCCGACCTGCCCGCGCAGATCGAGATGGCCGCGATTCTGTGGGCGGCCGAGATCTACAAGGTCTTGACGGAGTCGCGGGTTGGGGTGAGTTCGGTTTCGCGCGGGGACGAGACGATCTCATACGCCAATACCACAATCCCCGACCGCGTGGCGGGATTGGTCGCACCCTTTCGCATTGTCCGATGGTGAGATGACGTGGGGATCTTCCTGAAAGCCAGTCTAAGGGCTGGCGCAATGACCGGCTTCAAGACGCCGGCCGCGACGGTCCGCAAGGGACTGCGGACCCAAATGGCGCTGGTGCTGCGTGACGCTCATAACCAGATGGTCAGGGATTACCTGCGCCGCGGCGGGACGTTTCGGCGGACGAAGCGCACCCGCACGTGGGCGGGCGCCTACGGGACGAAGATGCGTGGCGGCGGCAAGTACGAATGGGTGCGTAACCCCACCCGCTGGCTGCGCGTCGGTGATGGTGCGCTGGTGGCGTCGTGGCGGGTGCGGCCGATTGAGTTTCGCGGCGTGCGGATGATCGGGAGGATTGCCAGCATCAGTCCTTACGCGCGCATTCACGAGGAGGGCGGCGATACCGGCCGCGGTCACGCGGTACACCTCCGGAAGCGTTCCTATATCGAACCGATGGTGCGGGACAACCGGCGTCGCTGGAAGGCCATCCTCGGTCACGGCGTCGTGGTCGAATTGCGGAGCAAGCACTGAGATGAGCGCGCGCACGACCATCCTGGCCGCCCTGCGAACGGAATTGCTGACGGTCACTATCGCCAACGGCTACGCCACCGACACGGCCGAGGTGCTCGAGGACACCATTCACTCTCAGCAAACCGAGGCGGGACCGAGCAAGGTCTCGGTGTCCATTGACGACCTCGGGGACGGTGAGGCGCTGCACATTGGCGCGGGCGGCAAGATGCTGACGACGTTGCGCGCGAGCATCCGCGGAGTGATTTGGTCAACCCTCGGCGGGACCACCCCGCGCACCCTCGCGAGCAATTGGATCGGCGACCTTCACAAGTTGGCGGCGAAGCCGATCCTGCTGGGTACTAACGCTCGGTACATGAGCATCGGGGACATCGGGGAAGTCTACCTATCGTCGGGACAGGCCATCGTCGACGTCCCGGTCGAGATCCCGTATTGGTTTGTGCAGGGAGCGCCCTGATGCCATACACCTACGGTGACCCGATTCTGGACTCCGCCCGGTCGGTGGTGTCGACGCTGCTCAACGCACTTGAGGTCGCGATGGGCACGGGTGGAATCTTGCCGGCGTTCGCGGCAGTCTATGACACGCACTGGCAGGAAGTCGCGCCCGCATTCCCGAGCGTGAGCATTGGCTTCGGTGTGGTGGCCACCGAAACCGACATGGGTAATGCGGGACCGGTCGAGCAGTTCAAGGTGACTTGTTCGCTGCGTGTCTACACGGCGCCGTCATCGGGACCGGCCGCCTATCGGGATGAGCCCCTCATCGCGCGCCTCGTCACGAGCCTGATTAACTATCTGGAAGAGCGTCGCAAGATGGGGACTGTCGACACGTACGAATGGCGTTTGATCGGGGAGTTCCGCGCGGTGCTCGATGCGGACTTTCCCAACGTTCGCGCCATTGGTGCGACGCTGGAGTTCGGGATGAAGACGTGGACTAAGTATACCGCTGCATAAGGAGGTCTTTGCAATGCCAACCGTCAACGTGCGCGTGGTCGACGACATCGTCACTCTCTGGAAGGAGACGACCTGGGGCGCTGCCATCGCTGCTGGCCAGGCGTTCAATCGGCTCGATTGCGCACCGGCCGAGGCCTCCGGATTTCTCGTCCCGCACCGCGCGGCGCGCTCCCAGCAGAGCCGCATCCTGGACTTGGGTGGCGTGGTGCACACGTCCGGATTGACGACGCCGAAGTTTTCCTTCAAGGCACCGGTCAAGAAGGCCGAGACGGCGGAGTGGCTCTATCTCGCCACGCAGAACGTGGTTGAGGGCGCCGGACCCGGTTACATCAAATCCTATTCGATCCTGCCCACGCAACCGGACTTCCAATCGAGCGCCGGGATCGTGTTCGCCGTGGCGCAGCGGTCCATCCCGAGCGATGGTGCCCGGTGCGTGCTGCTGCGGGATTGTGTCGCGTCGCACGTCAAATTCACCTGCTCGCCCGACGAAAACGAAGGGCGGCTGACGGTCGATACGGACTGGCTGGCGCGCGGTCCGGCCAACCGCGTGTACGAATCGACCGGCACCATCACCGAAGTCGCGGAGACCTACTGGCACTTCCTGGACTTGAAGGCGTGCCAGAAAAGCATCACCACCCCGATCACCCTCTATCCGAGTTCGTTGGAATTCGACTTCGCGCTCGACATCGTGCCGTACTCGGTGGACGTCGGCAGCGGTCGCTACCTGACGTGGGTGATCAAGGGATACAAGGTACTCCTGACCGTCAAGGTGTTGTGGACGCAGGAGGCCTACGACCTGCTGCTGCTGAACGACGACGACCCACTCCCGAATGACATCTGGCGCTTCACGTGGGGAGTGTCAGGAAGCCAATGGTACATGAACCACGATTTCCGGTGCATCATCCTGCCGGAGTCGGCGCAGGAATCGACCACCCCGCGCGAGATCACATTCAAACTCGAGGCCGGGCTCGACGGCAGCAACGCTCCCTATGCGGGAACCCTACAGGACAACACGCTGCGGTCGTGGCCGACCTAACCAACCCAGTCACAGCGAGGGAGGGCTATGCTGAGACTTGTTGACCCAACAGCGGCGATGCCGTGGTGGCACCCGTCCGAACGAAATCTTCCGGCCGAGGCCGAACGCACGGTCTTCTGGATCGTGCCGCTGACGGTCGGCCAGGATCGTCGATTGGAAGCCGCCCTGGGAGGCACGGCAATCGGCGAGAGTGCGCTGCGCGCACAGATGGCGAGTTACTATGAGCGGTTGTTCATGAGCAACGTCCAGCGCATCGAGAACGTGATGCTGCCGGGGATGGGCACATCATGCACCATCGAGTCGGAGGCGGACAAGCGGAAGTTTCTGGACGCTCTCCCTGCTCAGGCATGGCCGCCGATCTTTCAGGCCATCCAGAGCCTCAGCGCGCTGGACGCCGGGACCGTAAAAAACTCCGCCGACTCGTCAGGTTAGTCCACCTGCTGCGCGAGTCGCGGGGTCCGCAACTTACCTGCGGAGTTCCCGGTCATGGTGGGTGTCTGTTCGACGGTCCGGTTACGGCGCGAATGCCCGGCTCGGAGATTGCAATTCGGATTCAGCGGCGCGAGGAGATTGATGACGTTCTGGTGCAGGTCAGGGCACGCACACGAGTCGAGGGGATCGACGACGTGGCGCTCATGGTGCAACTCGGATTGTGTCCGGCGCCATTCATCGCGGACCCGCTCGCCACGGAGGCTTATCGGCTTTTCGCAATCACCGAATCCGGTGGTCCCTGGCCGTGGACTGGCGGATACTACGACCAGCCCGCAATTTTCATCGACTGCGTCGAAGTCATCCGCGATGAGCGGGCACGGATTGCTGCGGAAATGAGAGTGGCCGGTGGCTGACGAACGGTTCCAACTTCTCTTTGAGGCGCAGGATCTCGCCAGTCCGATCATCGGTAGTATCGGCAGTCGACTGACGGCGATGGTGGGAACGCTCGTCGCCGTCGGTGCCGCGGCCGCATTTCTCAAGAGCGCCATCAACGACGCAGCCGAAGCCGAGCAGGCGGTCACGCATCTCGGGCAGACCGTGCGCGCGCATGGTGGGGATTGGGACGCGCTGCAGATGCCCCTCCGGAATTGGGCGAGCGCGATGATCGACCGCACGGGCGAGACCGATGAGGCCCTCATGCGGTCGGTGCAGACGTTCATCACCTATGGCGCCACGGTCCAGGACGCCATGCACCGCACGATCCTCGCGGTGGATATTGCCCGCAATCGTCAGATGGACTTGGAGACGGTCACCAACGCGTTGGCGCGTGCTCAGATCGGTATGGCGCGCGGGCTGGTGCAGTTGGGAATCAACATCCGCGAAGTGAACGCGGTCGGTGGCGACATGACCACGGTCTGGGCGGAACTGGAGCAGCGGTTCAGCGGCGCGGCTATTGAAGATCTCAAGACCTACACCGGCCAGGTGCGACTCCTGGCGGTCAACTGGGGGGAATTCCGCGAGGAGGCCGGGACGTTACTGCTGCCAGTGCTGAACAGTCTGGTGGCGTCCCTGAACGACATCGCATTGGTGGGCAACCGTCTCGCGCCCTGGCAGAAGTTCATGCTCGTTGCACAAATGCCGGGGAACCCGCTGATTATCCAAATGACCGCGGACGCATTGCGCGCCGAAGCACAGGCGGCCGAAGATCTCGCCGCAGCCGCAGCCGGTGTCAATCAGATGAATCTGCTGCCGTCGCACATCACCAGCGAGCAACGCGGCTGGCTCGATGAATTCACGGCGAAGGAAACCGCCAACGTGACACAGATGTCGTGGCTCGTGGATCATGAGAAGGAAGTCCTCGAGGCCTCGCTCAAGAACCGGGAAGCCTTCTTCGCCCGCTGGGATGCCATGATCCGCGACCGCGATCTCTCCCAGGAACAGCAGGACGCCGAACTCCGCAAACATCTCACTCAGGTCGGCAAGGGCAACGCGCTCTGGCAGATGCAAGAGGGACCGACCTCGGATGTTTACGAGCATGAGGAAGATCTCGAGCGGCAGCGGGTCGAGACCATGAAACGCCGGCAGGAGGAACTGGCAGCGTTCCTGACCGGCTCGACTGAGAATGCGCTCGATGCGATCGTGCAGCAATTCATGGCGGGGCGCCTCCGCTTGGCCGATGTGTTCAAGGGGATGGCGTCCGACTTCCTGCGTTACTTCGTCGCCGAGATTGCCCGCATGGTCGGCGCCAAACTCGCGGCGAAGATCTTTGGTGGCCTTCTTGGAATTGCGACTGGCAACCCGGCCGCGGCAATCGCAGTCAGTTCGGCCATCGATATCGGCGGGTCGGCCGTTGGGGATTGGGTACCGAGCACGGAATCCTACGGGAAAGTATCAGCCGGAACCGCTGGCGTGGTGGTGGTTACGCCCATCGGCGTGACGCAGACGTTCGTCCGCAAGGAGATGGCGCGCGAGGTGCGGCGGCTTCGTGCGGCTGGCGTGAATATCTGAGGGTGCGATGGCCAAGGTTCGGCTCTACATTCCGCGGATCGAATTCGCCAAGGTGGACTCCGGCGCGATTTGGGCGAGCGGCGCCTACGGTTACGAATTGCTGGACTACAATCCCAACTCCTACGCGACCGCCGCCAGCAACACCGTCTCTCCCATCATCCGGCTGGACGCCGACCTCGGCGGGGACAGTGTCCAGTATGTGACCTGGAACGTCAACTTCGCCGGACTCTATATGGCGAACATGGACGAACTGGCGGGCGACTCCGGCAACGTCCAACTTCAGTGCAGCACATCGCCGGCGTGGGGCTCGCCCACGAATGTCGCGTCGCGTTCCTTCACTGCCAACTACGCATACCAACCGCTGATGGTGGTGCAGTTTGCGTCCATGTATCAGCGGTACTGGCGCGCCGTAGTGACTACCTCCGCACCGATTCCGAAAGTGGCCATGTGGCTGATCGGGACCTATTTCGACCTCAGCGTGCGGTGGGATTTCGGCGAGACCGACTCGACACGCTTCTTCGTCGAACGCCAGGAACTGACCTCCGGACGAATCCTGACCCGGTTGCAAAGCAGCCAGGGAGCGAAACTTGCGGCGCGTACATTCGATTTGCTCGGGACGGCGGACCTCGCGGCATTGCGAAACGCCCACCAGGCGGCCTATGGTTCGCACGTTCCCTTCCTCTACTGCGATGAGGACATGTCCTCGGGATTCAACACCGGCCTGGCGAAACTCGTGCGGTTCACATCCGACTCGCTCGGGGAAGTGCAGGTCGCTGCTGGTCTTTGGAAGGTCAGTGTGGGGATCGAGGAAGTGATGCAACTCACCCAGGGACGGGCGTACTGATGCTGACACTGCCCGCCGAATTCGCCATAAGAGCGGGGCGTCGCGGCGCCTCCAATGCGATCTTGGTGCAGTTGCGAATTGGAAGCCAGGACCTATTCTTCGGGACGGCGTGCCGCAATTCCGTCGGACTCTATGGTGCAGCCGCCTATCATGACGGGATCATCGGGGAGTTTACGCCCGCATCTCATTCGGTAGATTATGCGACGATGCAGGTGGAGTACACCAATTGTCAGGTGGTGATCAGCGCGGCGCCCCAAAGCCGCGGCTCGGACGGCACTTGGCGGCGCCTCACTGACTCGCTGGTCGACGTGCTCGGTTGCTATGTGTGGGTGCGGCTGCACTCGGGGGGCGCGTCACCGGCACTGATAACGAGCACCTTCCTGCTCGGATATTTCGCGGTGTCCGGATTTCGGATGGTCGGATCAGATCGGTTTGTGCTGGACTTACAGGAGGGACCTTCGTTTAGCGATACCACGAGTGATCGTGCCTGGCTGCAAACGAAACTCCCGACGCGGATTTCCGACACCACGACCTTCCCCTCATTGGCGAAGGACCGCCAAGGGTTGACGCTCCCGCTCTTTTGGGGAGAACTCGCCAGTTACGACATGATGCTCGGTTACGAGGGGCTACATCCCTGCGAGAAGGTGAGCGAGAGTTATTATCTCGTGACCGATCACGCGGTCGCGACGGTCGGTAACGATCCCCACCTGCTGGTGCTCATGCCGAAGGTGGGTGGCCATGCGATTGTAGACAGCACCATTGACAGCACCCACATCGAGTGGGTGACGACCGCGGTGCGGTTCTATGCGCACATCCTGGACCGGGCACTGCTGCAATTCCTCGTGTCGGTTCCCCCGACTGCCGCCTATCTCATCGGTGTGACCGGGACCGCATTGGAAAACGCGGCTCTATCCGCTGCGTGGGACGAAGATCTTTCAACTGGGGCGACGGTCCTTGCTGGATCAGCGACCACCGCCGAGATTCTGTTCGAATTCGCACACGATGGCACCTCCGAGGAGTACGCATATAGGAATTCGTTAGCCGAGATCATCGCCGACACCGCCGGCATTTGGCTTGCGATGGCGATGAATGTCGCCGTCACGCATTCGTACCTGGAAGTCTGGGATGGTGGTGCGTGGGTGACGGTGATCACCGACCCTCACCTGTACGGCACCCTGCATCTATTCAACCCGGCCTACGACTGGATGGGTTCAAAGGGCGTGTGGTGGCATTTCGCTTCTGGACCGAAGGGGGGGGACGGCGCGCCGTTTACAATCCGGCTCCGATTTGTCGGCACCGGATGGACTGCTGGCGTCACGTCGGTCGCCACGATTTCCGAATTGCGGTGGCGGTGTCTGGCGCGCGGACTACTCCAGAAGACTTTGCCTCCCGTTTATGCGGGAACCAACATTCCGCTATATGAGTACTGGCGTTTCAATCGCAGATTCGGAAATGTGATGGTAGCGGCTTCCTCCGATCAGGAGTTAACGGGTAGTTCCTTTGGCTACCGCGGTCATGGGCGTTCGTTCAACGACTGGATTGACGAATCTGGACGCACTAATCCCTATAGTGCGGGCGATCCGATCACCAAAGCCCAGTACATCATCGAGAGCATCCTGCGCGATGAATTGTTCTTTTCGGCCGCGACCATCGATGCGGCCTCGTTTGATTCCTGTACGCTTGACCATCCCGCCGTGCTGTCATTGCCGATGGGGTCCAGCGCCACGGCGGCCGACATCATCGCCACTCTATGTTTCGAGCATGGGCTTCTTCTGTTCTGGTCGGCCCAGGGGAAATGGACTCTGCGCGAGTTGGTCTATTCTGCAGGCACCCCGACGTTCACAGTCATGCCGGAGGAAATCGTTGGTCTGCCGCAGTTGGAGATGAGCCCGGTGTCGGGCGTTTACAATCGCATCACCGTCGCCTCGCAGAAGATTCCCGGCGATGCCATCACCTCCCAGCGCTACACGGCGGAGGACGGAATCTCCATCGGGAAATTCGGACGGCGCGTGAAGTCATACCAGGCGCAGACGATCATCACCTATGGCGGCATCTCGGCGCTGGCGGAATCTCTGCTCGACAACCTTGCCATCATTCACGGAATCGTGCGGTTGGAAGTTGCCGGGTGGCGATTGGCGGGAGTTCAGCCGTTCGATTCCGCCTCCTTGGACGTGTCGCTCGATCCGCGATTCTTGTACTTTGGCACCAGTTGGGCGAGCCGCCGGTTCTGGGTGGCTGGATACGAGACCGGCGTAGACAGCGTGGCGTTGGAATTGTGGGACCCGCTCGGTTTGCCAACATAGGAGGACGTTGTGGACAGGGAAAGCAGGGAACGGTCGCCGCGGGATAATCCGTGGCGCGTGGTCGGTGTTGCAGCGGTGGCGGCATTCCTATCGTTTTGGGGAGGCTATGGTTTGAGGGTGCTGGGTGACAACGAAGTTCTCCGGGACCATGAGCAGCGAGTGCGGCAGGTGGAGAAGACGCTCATGGTACTGGCGAGCGATATCCGGGACATCAAGACAATCGTGACCGGTCTGCAGAACCGGCAGGAAGGAGGGCAGCATGATTAGGTGGGTGGTTGTGTGCTTGGCGATCGTGATTGCGGGCTGGGTGATCATCGCGACAGCGCAGACTGGAGATCCCGACATCGCGGGGGCAGTCGCGGCGGATGCGCTGACGCCGACCGTCTCGGATTCGACCGCGGTTGTTTTCCGCCCGCTATCCGAACGGTTGCACATCGACTGGAACTGGGCAGCGGCGATCTCGTTCGTGGTGATCATCTGCCAGGCACTGAAGATGGCGTTACCGGGACTGATTTGGGGTGGGCGCATCGTGATCATGGCGATTCTGCTGGGCGTGATCTATGGTGTCGCCTACTACTACACTGAACCGGTGCGGGGTGTGATTGCCGGCGTGCTGCTCGGGTTGGCGGCCATCGCGTCGTGGGGTGGGTTGAAACGACTCCTGAACGCGCAGAATGCGGGACCGGGAGGCTGATGCAATGTTGGAGCCGGGGGACTGGATTGGGTCAATCGGGCGCGCGACGTGGCGCGACCCGTGGGACTGGCCGCTGTATCGTGCCATGCGAACCTACGCGGCCGCGCGCTACCGCTGGCCGGGCGCGGTCGTTGGGATCACGCACGTCCGGTTGGTCCTGCCGGGCGGGTTGTTCTTCGAGGCGACCGTCCCCCGCGCGCGCATTCTGCCGCTGTCCGATCCCGGCGCCGATCTCGGGCGGAAACTGGCGCAGGGCCGTCTGCGCATCGCTCGTTGGCCGGGGAATGCCCCAAATCCGGCCACAATCGCCGCACAGGCGCAGAACTTGGCCGGGGCGCCATACGACATCGGGGATCTGGCTGACTTCGCCCTAACGGGCCTTGTAGGGGCTTGGGGCTGGTTGGTGACACGCGGCCCAATCCGCATTTTCGGCGACAAGGCGGGACGCTACCGGGTCTGCTCGGTTGCGGCCGCACATCTGCTATCCGTCGGGGGCGTGCAGTTCCCGCTCGACATACGCGGGGTCGATCCAAATTGGCCGTTCAACGCATGGCATGAGCCGTGCCCGCATGACTGGTGCCCGCGCGACGTGACGGCAACAATCACTCCAGCGGACTTCGCTGGTGGCCCACAATGACTTAACCGGGGAGGTTTCACGTGAAACAAATCCTGTGCGTTCTGCTGCTGGCTGCGCTGGTGATCATGACTCTGCCCGCGCTGGCTGCCGCCGACACCACCTATGCGTGGGGACCCACCACGTTCGGGAGCGTGGGCGTGGCCTACGCCGTGGCCGGTCCCGCCAATCACCAGCACTTCACCTGCGCCTTGGGAGCCGTGAAATTCAAGCAGTTGCCGCACGGTGCCGTCTATCTCATGTATCAATACTCCGCCACCGAAAACCGATCGTGGGGCGGGAGTGGTGCGCGTGCAATGCTGCTTGATCAGTGGCGCAAAGTCCCCGAGATCACCTGGGGTGTCGGCCTGGGATTCATCGACGACATACAGCAGAAGCCCGATGGGGGATTGATCCCGGGTCTCGAATTCGACGGCACCGTCTCTTATGATGTCAGTGACTGGCTCGATCTCAGCGCATTCGGACTCGCGGCGGATGGCGGAGACGACTTCCACTGGATGGTCGCCTTCGCCTTGACAGTGAAAGCGCCGGACAAACTTCTGCCGGGCTTCTAATCGCGAGCGGATCGGCGCACGGGAGAGATCTGTGGAATCGCAGCCACCAACATTCGCACCATACGAGAGCATCCGGCTGGACGGCACGGATGCTCATGGTCATCAGCAGTGGGGTTTCGTCGATGAAAATGGATTCCTGCGTGGGTGCTGGATAACTCAGGAGGCTGCGCAGGCTGCCGCCGACACGGCAAACCCCGAGATTGCGACGAAGAAGACTGCGGACTAAGTAATGGCGACCTTCGGATACACGGGTTCCGGCACTGGCTGGATGGATCTGACCGACGAGATCGTCGGGACGCCGTTCACGCTGACCGAGGCGGGATCGGTGACGTCGATGTCGGTCAACCTCCAGAACATCCTCGAGAACGACATCGAATTCAAGTGCGCGATCTACGCCTGGGTCAAGGATGAGATGAACGACCTCATGGGGCAGACGCAGACGGGCCTGTGTTCTTGGACTGGCACGTGGACCGTCAACTTCGCGAGTCCGCTTGCTCTGCCCGCCGGCGATTACGTTCTGGTGGCGTGGGGCATTGGCACGTCGGGGGCGCTCAGCATCGCGCAGCACACCGAGAGCGGATTCTACCGTTGCTACACGAGTCTGACATACGCTGCGAACTTCCCCGATCCCAATGGGTTCGCTTACCAGGCGGATCGGGAATGCTCGATCTACGCGACCTACACGCCGAGTGGTGCGGCGGCGGTCCCGCTGGGGACGCTTCCGATGATGGGGATGGGGAGATGAGATGGCCGACTTTATCCAACTGAACGCCGCCACGACCGTCGGGGACCGCATCGCTGCCGACGAAATCGGGACCGACAAGCATCAGCGGGTCAAGGTTGAGTTTGGTGTCGATGGTGTGGCCGTCGACGTCAGCGCGACCAATCCGTTGCCGGTCACGGTTCCTTCGTTCCCACTCCCCACTGGTGCGGCCACCGAGGTGACACTGACTGCCATCAATGCCAAGGTGCCAGCGCTTGGACCTGCGGCCAAGGCGGCTGCTATCCCAGTCACCATCGCCACGGATCAGCCCGCCGTCCCCGTCTCCGGTCCGCTCACCGACGCGCAGTTGCGCGCCGCTGATATCGCAGTCACGCTTGACGGCGAATCCGTTCCGATCACTGCGGCTGCACTTCCTCTCCCAGCGGGAGCAGCAACGGAGACCACCCTCGGGACCCGTCTCGCGGAAGCGACGTTCACTACTCGCATTCCGGTCGTTGGGCAAAAAGCAATGGCTGCGTCGATCCCGGTGGTTCTCGCCAGTGACCAATCGGCAGTGCCGGTATCCGGGCCGCTTACGGACGCTCAGTTGCGGGCGAGCGCTGTCCCTGTGAGTGGGACGGTGACGGCCTCGGGACCGTTGACCGATGGCCAACTCCGGGCGTCGGCTGTGCCGGTGAGTCTTGCATCGGTGCCGTCTCACGCGGTGACCAATGCCGGGACATTCGCGGTGCAGGCCGCCTGCACCGGCACCGTCGCCGTCTCCGGTTCAGTCGCCGTGACCGGTCCGCTGACGGACGCGCAACTCCGAGCGGTAGCGGTCCCGGTCTCGGGCACGGTCACGGCCGCTCAGGCAACTGCGGCGAATCTCAAGGGGCAGTCACAAATCATCGACGGCGCGGGCGTGTCGGCGATGGACGACACGAACCACGCCGTCAAGGTCAACATCATCGCGGGCGCAGGGTCGGGTGGCACGGCGATGACCGACGACGCCGCCTTCACGGTCGGGGCGACCAGCGTCACCCCTGCGGCAGGGACCTACCGCTCGGTCCGCGATTCCGTGGACGACAACGATGCG